AGTCAGGCATTGATTCAGGGCTATCCATGAGATACAGCGCAACGGACTCGGAGAAACCCGCTTTACGTGCTGCTTTGTACATCTCGTGTTTGGCAATGTAAAACACTTCTAATTTACTTAATGGGTCAGGCGACTTGCGCACTCTGCGTCTGCTTATCTTTTTGCGCTTGCGAACGGTAGCCATGTTAAAATTATCGCTTACTAATTAGAATAAATAGATCATCAACACGCTGTTCTAGTCGTGTTAATTGGTCCTTCATACTGGAGCCTCCATTAGGCCTCAGTTCATTTAGCCAGCCTTTAACTAAGAAACGTAACCCGACCAGCCCGCCTGTTAGCACGGCGCAAACGCCAGCGCCAAAGCCAGCCCACTCTGTAGGTGTCATGCTTCATTAGCACCGAGGCCATAGGCACTATCGGATTTATCTAAAGCCCTGACTGCTGGACCTGCGAGCGCTGAGATAACCACAGCTACGACAGGATCTAATCCCAATTCATTACTAGCCAAGAATGTTAAAAATGAAACCAATACGCCACGTGCGTATGATTTAAGTACGGCCTGTTGCTTCCTGCTTATCTTCATATCTTGCCTCCGATTAGTGGTATATCAAACGGCCTATTATCTAGGTCGCCTAACTTTGTAAAACTAATATGTATGTGGCGCTTGTGTGGATTTATGCCTTTGTATTTACGCCAGCGCCAGTTTAATATCTTTGAGCATATTCGCCCGTTAAAGATGACGTATGATATGCGCTTATCTTGTTTGGCTGCGATTCTGATCTGGTCAGCCAGATAAGGTGCGAGGCTGTCGGATGACTCCAACCTAGAATTAAGATCAAGACCTCTAACCCACCCGAACTCGTCTGGATTATGATCCGATTTTCTGGCGGAGTGACGACTATCGCCCAACCATCCTTCTGGACTTTTAACACACCGATCTGGAAACCACGTATCAACTTGATCTCTTAACTGCACACCAGCTGCACATAATTTAGGTTGCATCAGCTAAGAAGAAGTTTAGCTTCATCCTCAGTTATGCCTAAGCGTTCAAGTAATGCAGCCTTAGCATCTGCCTTTGCTTTCGCCTCAACTTTACGTGCATCAGATTCGGTTTTGTCTTTTTCATATTGTGCAAATTCAGCAGCGTTCATTTCTCTGTCAATAAACTCATTAACAGCTGTGTAAATTCTTACTATAGGTTTAGTCATATTATTTTACTCCGTATATCTCTGCGGTTCCGCCAGACCAATTTGCTCCATTTGAATAAAGAGTAACGCTAGTAATTGCTGCACTGTTATCATAAACACCAACTGTCTGGTAATTTCTAAAAGCAGACCCATCATAACCTTTAAATTCTGAGGCTAAATTGACTACATCTGTATCAGATGGTCTTGTAATTGTAATTATTCCATTGCTTTTTAATCTTTCAGTAGATGAACTTCCGCCTACTCCAAATTGATAAAAACTTGACGCAGTTGAGCCAGCGGATGAAACTCCACCAGCATCGCCCATAATATAGCGATAACCATAATTGCTAGCAGTGTCAGCATTTACTCTCATATAAAGATCAACTGCGGAAGAATCGGTATATGCTGCTTTAACATAAATCATAATTTGTGTATATGCACTTGAAAAAGTTGATGAAGTTACTGATGCTCCACTTAATGCTAACGATTGCAATAATGTAGTTCCACCACTAGCAGGTGCAGCCCATTTTAGACCTGTGGCTTCCGCACTATCCGCTACAAGTGTGGTGCCGTTTGCACCTACACCAAGTCTTGCATCAACAGTAGAAAATGTGTAAAGATCGCCCTTTGTAGTTAAAGGTGATCCGCCACCTACTGCTACCCAAGCACTACCGCTATAAGTTAAAACTTGATTTGTATCTTTTAGGTAACACGCATTGCCTTCTTGCGGTGAGGTTACAGCTGCATCTCTAGCAGCGGCACTGGCAAACACCCAAATTCCCTGCATTAAATACCCGTCGACATCGGCGGCGGTGAGAACCTCGCCCGTGACAAAGTCTTTAAATCCTAATCCTGCGGCCATTATTTCTCCTTAGTAACTGAGCACATTATAGTCTAACGTGCCATATATATTGTTATTTAGAATCAGGGCATCGATTACGGGTTCTAAAGTCGTAAAAAAGACCCTGAAGCTGTTCGGTGTGATTGTTGTAGCCACGCCAAATATCTGCAAAGTGTTATCTAGCGTAGACCCGCCTGGCTGAGTAGTAACGATTCTGATTGGGTCAAAGAAGTCCAAATCCAGGGCCGCAATAATGCCAGCGTTGTAATTTGCCGTGTATAGGTCCAACTCGATTCCATCGCATCTAACCTTAGTTTCGGCACGGCTGGCGACATAAGCCCTTGCGTAGTCGAGTGCAACTGCATCAGTCTGCATTAATAGATCTTGCAAGTTATAACTGTGAATAAAATATTTATCAATACTTGCTTGATTTATTGCGGTCTGTGGTGACCCGCCCGTTCTGCTTACCTGGGCTGAATTAAAGATCAAATTGTCATCTAGTTTCCAGATTGCATTGGCGTAGGGAATACCCGTGCCGTTATCGTTAAAGGTAGTTACTGTGCCACCAATCGAACCAGCCGTAACGGCTCGGTCTTGAAATACAAACTCTCCGTCGGTGTTTACGTATAGGGCACCGTACTCGCTATCAGCTACAGTTTGCATAGCCGATAGAGAAGTGCGTGGAGTACCAGGATCTGCCTGCAGTGTTGTTAGGCCCGCATCTACATCACGCATTGTTGCTGGCCAGTCAATTTGATCTAGTATTTGATTAATGCGAGTGCCTGATAGATTGCCAGCAGCAGCACCCGTGACAGTTGATACCTGTGCATTTTGCGCCAGTCTAAATGCATCAACCGCCTGAATCGTGGTGTACGCAACATCGGTGGCATCTTTAGGTTGAGTGTTTACATAACTTGTAATAAATCCAGAAAATAAAGAGTATGTAGTTGCGCCGTAAGTAGCAGATATTTGCACCTTCTTCATGGGTGTCAGCAATCCCACGTAGGGCCCTGTTGGGTTTGTGGGGTTAAAGTCTCCATTTTGGTCTACGATGCGTAAAGTTAATTGGCCTGTTTGAAATTGATCGGCTAAAGCGTTGCGGCCTCGGCTGGTTTGTATGTAGTTAATCTGATCTGATACGTCAACAATTAGGGCTGCGGAATCTCCTAATATGTTCACGTCTAATATGCCTGTGCCCAGGATCATAGCTTGTGCAAAACTAGGCCCAGTCGAGAAGTTAATTACCGCATTAATTGTTGGTACTGGCATTAGGTTCCGCCAGATAGACCGCCTGCAGGTGTAGTACCACGGCCCATCTTATTAATTCTTAATATTGTGTCTGTGATTGTGTTGGTTAAATCCTGGTCGGTGAGTATTGAACCAGCGACGTTTAAAGTAATTGGATACTCGCCACGTTGTACTGCGCCCATATTAAAACTTGGAGTTGGGATAGGAGTATAACCACCGCCTGCGCTATTAGGAACGTTGCTTATGTTTTGATAAGCATCGCTGTACTCGCCACGTTGTACTGCGCCCATTGCGAAAGCGGGAAATGCCGCCGCCGCCGCTGCTGCCTTTGTCATAGCCTCGGCAAGCAATCTTGCTTTTTCTGCTGCATCTAGTTCGGCATTGTATTTCTTAGCCAGAGCCTCATTATTGTTTGCTATTGCTTGCAAAGCATTAACTCGCAACTTATCTTCTGCACTTATATTAAAGTTTAAGGCTGCCGCTAATCCTATGCGCTCTAAATCAAACTTATCTTTAAGTTTATCTATCTCGGTGCGTGCCTTGTTTGATGCGGTAATAATATTATATTCATCTTTTTTAGCTGTGGTTAGTTTCTTTTGAAGTATTAAGTCTGCTCTAGGATTGCCTGAGCCATAGGTAAAATTAGATGATGGGCTTTGGGTCTTGCCTATATCGTAAGCAATTAAACCTGCGGTACCGAGAATAAGTTGCTTCTTGCCTAATGTTAATAAAGCGGTAATCGCTAATAAAAACTTGCCAACATCGCTGTCCACGATTTTCTTTACTTCGCCGATTAATTCGCCAATACCCTTAGTTGTATTAGCAATAGCATTGGCAAAACTATTCATTGAGTTAGCGGCCTGATCTATTGAGTTGTCTTTACTTAAGGCCGTCAGGGCATCAATTAAACCCTTGCCTATAATCTCGGTTGCATTTGCGGCTGCTACTTTGAGTAGATCCATTTTGCCCGCATAAGTAGTTAATCTAGCCTGGGCCTGACCCGCAAACTTCTTATCAAGCGCAGCCATGATTTTATTCATATCGCCACTGGCTAGGGTGGCTTTATCTAATCCTGTGCCTAATCTTTGCAAAGATGTAGTTGTACCAGTTGCGCCCTTAGCAATAGCAGCTACAACGCTTGCTAAATCTTTGCCAGTACCCGCACTTACATTTATTGCCGTCTGTAATGCTTGCTGGCTTAAAGTCACCGATCCTGTGGCGTTTAATAAAGTCTGAAATGCTGGGCGAAGTTGGTCGTCAAGAATTCCATATAAATTTTGAAGACTAGCAATATAATCTTCAACCTCGGTTACCCTAAATGCGTTGCCAGTATTTTCTAGTTGTACTGCAAGAGATTTAGCGGCCTGTTCATCGGCAGCAAATGCATTAATAGCCTTCTTGCTAAACGCTACGATTGCGGTTGTAGCAAAGACTCTATTAAATGTTTTGCCTAGTTTCTGGGTTTGTTTATCAAAAGCTGAAATATCCTTTTGACCTTTTTTAAGTGCCTTGCCATTAAAGGTTGCAATAGCCGAGACGACTACGTTAGCCATTATGCTGCCTTCTTAATCTCGGTTGATTTGTTAAATTGTATGGCCGTAGCGTTTATGGCCTTTAGGATTGCATCGTAAACTCTAGGACTATCTTCTGCCCAAGCCTTGAAAACCAAGCGGCCTTTAGTTTTGCGGCCACCGCCTCTGATATCTTTAATCTTTGGCTGTGATGTTACCTTTGGTAATTCAGCTATAAATTGTTGACTAGCAAACGGGTTGTTAGATCCAAACTCTCTCAATGCTTTACTGCCAGGAGATTTTAGAGTGTAAACGCCGCCATCGCCTTTAGAAGTTCTAAACTCAAATGGTGCTCGGCCTTGTGGATTTAGGCGACCCGCTACTTCGTAAATTGCACCAGGTCTGCTTGCGTTGTAAACGTAGTTGCTAACTTTGAATCCATTTGCAAAGGTTTTATTTTCTCCAGGATTATAACCAATACCTGCCCTGGCTATTGCAGCGTCATATTTAGGGAATGGTTTGTATTTAAGATTGGGAGAAGATATGGCTTTAGTCCAGCCAGACAGTACGTCAGTATTGCCAGGCACAAAACCTTTGGCTTTAAACGCTACGCCACGCATTAATGGATCAATAGCAGTTCTTATGCGTTGGCGCATATCTTCATCAATAAACTCTAAGCCTTTAAGAACATCTTTAACGCCTACGACCTCGACTGGCATTTTTGATCTCCTTAGCTCTATCGGTTAGGACTTGTATAATGGCTTTATACATATCCGTATCCATACTTAAAAATTCGCTAGGCGGAATCCCTGTTTCTACAGATAGGCTTGCGATACTGTAAAGTATTGAAGACCGCTCAATTATTTTTTTTCTTCGTCTAATACCTCTACTAGATCAAGGGTATCGATAAACTCGGAACCCCATAAAGGTATCTGTGCGCCAGCCCTGCGTAAGCATTCATAAGCCAGCCAGAATATCTCTGTTTGACGTTCGTGCTCCCGCAGGACTTTGCTGATACCTGAGCCATATTTCAGTTCAAAACTATATTCGACTCCTGGCGTTATTTTGTGCTCAGAAACTTCACCATTAGCCCTAGTAATCTTTAGTTTTGCCATTAGTACTCCTTAGTTAAAATGCCACCGATGGGGACACTGTTAGTGCGGAGTTTACTGTAAAGGACAGACTTGACGTTGCAATTTCAGCCACGCCGCCTTGACCGATTGGGGTCAGGTTATTTACCAGGATTGAAAATTGGTATGTTGGATTAGCTGCTGATACTGCAGTACCTTTTACAGTAATAACTGATACTGCCAAAGTTTGTCCGAAGGCTGCATTTAGTGTCTGCATTACCTGGCTTGCTGCCCACTCATTAAGGAAGTCGATGGAAAAAGTTGCAGATTGCAAACCCGCAACAAATTTGTGAGCGGAGTCCCCCATTGCTGTGACTTCTAATTCATCCACAATCTGATTAATCACGGCGTTTGTAACATACGCACTGATATCGATTGAAGGTACGGTAGGTGCAGCAGCGGTAGCCAACTTAACACCAACGTTATTATTTAAATAGATTGCCATTGTTATTCCTCATCTTTCTTAGTTTGTGCAGTTGGTTTTGGTGCGTCTTTTATTTGGCCTGTCTTAATCAAGAAGGCTAAGTCTTCTGTTGTACTCATTGTTAACTCCAGCTCGTTAGGATTGATAGTGTGATTTCTGACGTTAATAAATCTCCACTAGCTGCGTTAGTTATAGCTGGAGCGGAGACACTTGATATGTTGTAAACCAGGGTCGATGCCGCCAGTTTGTTTACTACTGCCACAATAAAGTCCTCAATACCTTTTAGGTTGCCCTGGTTATCGAAGGCTGGGGCAGTTATTAAAATCTTGAAGTTAGCCAGGGGTGCAATGCCTGTTTGGCTGTTGTTGTTTGGTTGAATGTAGGGATCGCTAGGCGTGACAACGACACTGTTTGCCAGAAGTGTGGCTGGTGGAAAACTAAAGGTAGACCAAACCCCAGCGTTGGCTAAAGCGGTTGCCACCGTGGCACGTAGGGTACTTATTGCAGCCATTAGCCCACCAGTGATGCAGGTGCGGCATAAGGTTGGATGAGACCTCTGATCCTGTTAATCATTTGGTAACCCATACGATAAGGACTTGCAGATATCCCATCCATACCCACCCCGCCCGTTTGGCTGACTTGTCTGGCCTGGAAAATATCAACTGCCAAGATCATCGCCGCCTCTCTTATACTTGGGGTTGTCGCATAAGACTGGGTCTTGTGATCTGGGCCTGTTGCTAGGCCGTACGGTGCTACTTTATGAAATACCTGATTAGCTGCAGTCTTGTTGTACTGCACAAATGAATAGCCATTAGGGAAGTTAACCTGGCCGTAGTTATACATAAATACTGGAATAAGGCTCGTAGTGCCAGAGGTTGGCGGGATTGTGCCCGTGATTGTGTGCGTGCCGTTAAAGGTGCCACCGCAACCACTAACCACTATTGATTGGGTCGCAGCAAATGCGTTTGGATTAGCAAGCATAAGTGTTGCCACGTTATCTTGTAATGCTGTTCCTACTACTGGCGCAGTATTGAACCATAAATATTGATTGATTAAATCTTCTGAGGTTTGACATACTTCCTCAATAGTTGCGTCTGAATAAAGAGAGCCAATTCCGAGGTTAGTTCTCAACTCGGCTGTGGTCACATACGTGGCTGGCATCTCTACTCCTTTGTTAAAACTCCCCCAGGGCTAGGGCTACTAAACCCCAGGGGATTTCTTATTAGTGAATCGGTCTTATCAGGTCTTCTTGTACTTCAAGATTCCGTTAGGCATCTTGGCGATTGTTGCCATGTAACCATAGATTGCAACCTGTACTTGTAGGTTGGAAACTACGTTTACAGACATGAATGCCTGTGGTGAGCGATATACGGTAAATGCTTCTGGTGCAAGGATCACAGCAGAATCATCGTCAAATGTAGTCGCTGAGAAGTTTTTATCCACGTACAGATCCAATCCAAGAACGTTGCCTCGGATAGATGTTGGATTTACTTGTCCAGCTGCGTTCATTGGTTGCAAAGCGTTAAATACTGGTCGCTTTGTTGTATCTTGCGCACCGATCAACGCACCCCATTGTGCTGGGTTGGCGATGTAGTTCTGTGCGAAGTAACCTGTGTTTGAATAGATAGTACGTGCACCCTCAGTAGTAAATGCAACAATTCCATCAAGGTCTGCAGATGTATTTGTGCCATTCATACCAGCTGCAAGTAACGCAGTTAATACGGTTGTATCAATTGTCTTTAAATATGCATATTCGAGTTGCTTTGTAAGTTCTGCATAAAAGTTAGGATCCGATCTCTCAAGCAGTTCCACACTCAGTGTATTCATACCTGAGTACTTGGATACTGTGCCTGTTAAATAAGCGGTTTCCATGCCAGTATTTTGTACTGCGCCAGCTTCTGCTTCGACAGTTACAACTGGTGCAACTCCAGTTCCACCACCACTTGAGGTAACAAGTGAAGGCACGTTTATTGTCATGCCCGAGGCTGGAAGTGTGCCTTGTGAACAGGCATCGATTGCTGGTGTGCCAAAGCGTGTATTAGTTACAAACTCGCTTAGATATTGAGTTGGAGAAAATGCTGGGTTAGTTGAGAATGAGTCGTCGGCTGCAGCTATGTACAGTTTAGAATCATCGTTGCCTAAAGCAGCTTTAATTTTGTGCTCTGTATATGAAGCCATAGATGTGATTGGCGAACGTACAGTTGTCTGGATAAGTGGTGCTGTAATAACTGGGCGTGCGGCTTCTACTGTAGGAGTAGCAGCCTCTGCCTTTGCTTCTTGTGGCGCTGTTGCTAAATCTTCCACAGGAGCCTCGCTTTCTTTAGTTTCGATTGGTGTCTCT